CACATAAGGCATATTACGAACGGAACGTGCAGGATGCGTACCTGCTTGGATTCCTGGGGATACGTCAACGGTAGCCATTTAAAAATTCCTTTCAGATGAACTTAAATAAGATATAGCACGTTTTAATGTTTCAACATCATCATCAAAATTGCCGAGGGCTATATTACATTTACTACAAAGCAGCCCTCTTACTTTACCTGTTTCATGACAGTGATCAATAAACATTTTCTCACGAGCAGCATTTTTGTTAGATTCAGAATCGCAAATAGCACATTTGTAATTCTGTTTTTCTAGCATGACATAATAGTCATCTACAGTTATGCCATAGGTTCTAACAATAAACGATTTCCATTTGATATGCTCTCTACAAGGTCTACACTGTCCCCTCATAGTTATGCCATTTTTGGCTTTAGAGTCACGCTCTAAATGAAATTGATCTGCTGGCTTAAACACCCCACATGAAGTGCAATGTCTGCCGTTTTCATGTGGGTGTCCTGGGTAAAGTTTTAATGTGTCCATCAAAACATTATAACATAAAGCAATTAGGCTGCGTTATATTTAGCAGTTACAATTGCTTCGGGCCTCAAAATTTTCCTTCCGTACAGATGCATACCACGAACAATGTCAGCAAAACTGTCAGGATCACGATAGCTTTCAGTCTTGGTGATTTGCTGTGCAGTAGCAACAGCAGCTTCATGACCAGCTACAATAACACCGTAGTTGCTGTTCTGGTTAGCAGTACCCGTGGTGCCAGGACCAGTACCAATCTTGGGAAGGTTGTTAGAAACATAAACACGGAAACCGTGGAGGTTGTTAATAACAAGACCATTCTGAAGACCAGAACCACCGAAGTCACTGTTGAGCAAACGGCTGTCTTCGTCTTTAAGGATTTCAATAAAGACGGGATCGACAACCAACCAACGACCAGACGTATCAACAAACTGCTGATCCATCAAGCGTGACATACGTGCAATAACCATTAAAGGCGATGCAGTAGCACTGGGAAGCGAAGATGCGCCAGGAAGACGGGCAGCGAGAGGAATGGAATGATCACCTGCAGATGCAGTAGTGATGTTACCAAAGTCACCCTTCTTAAGCTTCATCGAAGAAAGCAGTTCATCCGAACCTGCAGTAGAGACTGCCTTAGTGCCGGGAGCAGTAGTACGTGCAGTATCAGCGTTAACATGTTTTGCAGACTGATAGAAGCCAGAGAGATAGCCAAGAACGTCTTGGTCATACTGGTCACGCAAGCGATAAGCTGCACGATCAGATGCCATTGCCATGAAGTTTACGTGGCTGTGAGCTGCTTCGATGTCATCAATCTTAAATGCAAAGTAGTTTGCTTGATCAACGACAAGGGTGAAGTCTTCGTCATCAAGATCTTGTGCCGTGATTTGAGTGCCACGAGCATAAGACTGAACAGAAACTTCAGGCTCTTTGATGATCTTAACCGAGTCACCCATGTTAGCGATCTCACCAAAGTAGTCGCTGTTAGTGATGTCTTCTACGGTTGAAGATTTACGGAATGCAAGCTGTACTTGCTTGCTATAGATTACGGGACTAAAATTCCCATTTGGCAGATTATTATAACCTGCTGCCTTTGGAAATGCCATGATATAACCTCCTACGGTATGTTAGGCATATATTTATATACGCTCAACACATCACAGCAGAGGCTGAGTAGGTTAGGTGCGTTAAGTTAGGGCTGCGCTTCCCTTGCTTAATCGGGCTAACTCACCTTCAGGTAAGTCTGTCAGTATTGTTGTTGCGTTACATTGACTAATATCTACTGTCGTACTTGGTTAGGACTTACGTCGGCAAATACATTGACAGTAAATATTAGTTCACTCTACATTGTTATATGTAGCTATTATAAATTTGTCAAGTTACCACGCTTACTAACGTGCGTGAAGTACTTACTAACGTGCGTGAAGTACTTACTAACGTGCGTGGCCTGTCTTGTCATACACAAACTTACCGGCACGGATAGCTGCAATAATAGCCTCTTGATTCTTCTCATACTCACGGGAAGACATCTTCTCTACTTGTGATTCATAGAACAATCCATCTTCCGATTCAAACTCGACACGAGCTTTATTAGTAGCCCTGACAGTACGTGCTGCAGCGATTGAATCATCTTTGTCTGACTGTCTGCTTCGTTTAGCAGTAATACCCTTGTCAGCTTTGTATAAGTCGATTGCTCTAGCTGCCGATATCGCATCACTCTCATTGTCGTACAACGCACTCTGCACCCAACGAGGTTGCTTTTCAACCCATTCATGGAACTCATCCTGGTCACGAATCCTGGCAAAGTCGGGATGCAGACGCATTAGTTCTGCTTCAGCTTTCTCTTTAGCAGTCTCTTCTGCCATTGCATTAATCTTTTGTAGCCGTGTTTCTAGTTCTTGTGATTGTTCACGTGCTTTCTTAATGGCAATTGTTTCTACAATCCTGGCTACGTCTGGGTACTCATTAGCCCATGCTTCTAGCTCTTCTTCAGTCTTAGGTAGATTAATACCTTGCTTTGCTGTAGTTTCTAGTTGAGCTTTTAAATCATCAATCTGCTTTTGTAATTCAACCTGTTGCTTTTGTGAATGCCTACGCAAATCACCATATCGCTTTTTAAAACTACGCTCTTCTGCACTATCTGGTTCAGGTTCATTATCTGGATTATTATCTTGTGGATTATTCTCCATCAACTGTTTCAGCTCTTCCTCTTCTTCTTTAATACGTTCGTGATTTGCTGAGCGTTTAATAAAACCTGCTACTTTTACTTGTTGTACTTCTTGCTGTTGATCGGACATATATACCTCTTAAAGTGGGGGCTGTCTCATCAGGTGGCCCATGATGAAGGGTTATTGTTGTTGAAAGCTACACCCTTCTATAGCTAACTATCTATTATATCATCCTCCACCAGGAACAGTCAATGCTCGTGTCATTACTGTTGGTGCATAATACTGTATTGCTTTAGAAACATCTAAACCTTTTAATGAAGCGTTTAATGCGACATTAGATAACATCTTTGTAGCCACACCAATACGTTGTAGATTTTGTTTATCCATTGTTCCAGATAAAGTCTTCATAGCATTTGTAGCTGCTATTTCAGATACACCAGATGTTATTAAAGACTGTCCAAAGTTTTTAATGATGTCAGAAAAATCCCCACCTTGTATGGCAGTGTTTATACCACTCGATATTGAACTAGAAAAAGTAGAAGCTATTTGCTTAGCGGATAAATTAGTAGCTTGAGATAATGAATTGACAGTCTCAGGTCCAAGTACTGCATTGGTAATGTCCATTGCATTAGCACCAATACCACCAGACACAGCACCAGTAATCATTGCTTTTCCTACATTACCCCCAGTAGCTGCAGCGGTAATGCCACTAACCGTAGCACCTATAACTGCACTACCTAGCGTAGCTGCACCTACTGCTCCTGCACCTAGTATTGCTTCTCCAATAGCTACAGATGCCCCACCTGTAAATGGAGCAAGGGCAAAGGCAGCACCCATTGCTATAGGCATAGCCAATTCTGCATCGGGATGTGCGCCTTTGTAAAAACTTGCTTTGCCTACAGGTACTAACTTATCTTGTACTACTTGATAAGCTTGTGCCATTCTTTCTCTGTTATCACCCCCCGTCTTACCGCCTACTTGAAATAATACATTGCCAGATTTGATATCTTCAAGGGACACTTCAGTTACGGGTACTTCTTTCGGATTACCAGAGGCATCACGTTTATACGTCTTAACAAATGTTGATTCGTGGTCAAATATAGATTTACCGTCTGGTGCACGAGGGAATGCATCGGCTATGTAATCGCCTGCATTTTTGTTACGGGTAAATTCAACACCATCATTATCTAATTCTTTTACAGTTCCAAACTCAGTTAAGTTAGCAAAAGGATTGTCATATACCTGCCCTTGTCCCCACGCTCTGCCTTTAGCTTGATTTTCAGCAGTAAACTGCTTTGCATTCTTTTCAGCAAGATCTATTAAATACTTTTCTTTACTTATATCCGTATCTAAATCTTTATACGCATCTGGTATTGGTTGTGTAGTTTTTGTTAAATCTGTAGTTGTAGCAGGAGTACTTGTGGATTCTTTAGCTTCTCTTCCTATGCCTAAAGAGGAGGTAACTGTTTGCTGTGCCTCTTCTGGCTTACGAAATACACCACCAAAACTTTGAACCTTAGTACTCTTCTGAAATCCTTCAGGTATTGCAGCCTGTGTTTGATCACCAAACGTAGGCATAAAGATATCTTTCTCTCCTTCTTTACTGTAACGCTCTACAGAGAAAGGTACAGCAAAAGGATTGGGTTTAGGGGGAACAGCACCACCTACGGCTAATTTAAGCTGTTCCCCTTTAGGCTTTTTTACTTCTTCATCCTCGCCTTCACTTTCGCTTTCAATTTCATCCAGGATGTCATCAAGCTCTGTTTCAAATTCTCCAGTATCTTCTTCAGTTGCCTCATCTGCATTCCCCATTTGTCCCATAGATTCCATCTTAGCTAAACCTTCTTTAGCTGCCTGACGTAACTCCATGAGCTTTTGTAATCCAATGAAGCGCACTACATCAGCAGGAAATACAAACTCTCCTTCACTGAGTTGTGCAGGGATATCATCCCTTACTTCTTTCTTTAGTGAACCTGTAGGTACTTCATTACCACTTTTTTTGTCTACAGTACCACCCTCTTGAAGAAGCCCTCCATCTTCAAATAACCTCTTCATTTGTCGCTTAGCTTTACTCTTGGGCATTGATTTCATCTCTTAGCCTTTTCATCTTCATAAGAGCATCCAATGCTCCTTGTGCCTTATACAGATCTACAGGATCTTTAGACTGCTCTAGAATCTTGTAATAGCTTCTTGCTTTAATTTCTAATATGCCTGTAAATGCTTCCCATACAATGTGGGTATTAAATACACTCTTAAGCCTATTGAGGTGCTGGTGTTGGTGCTGCTGCTGGTCTTGGTTGTTGGACATTACCTGTAAATCCTTGTTCTCCAGGGACAGGTGCTTGTCCTATCCCAATATTGCCACCTCCTGTACCTGCTGTATCTGCTACACCAGGGACTCCTCCAGGTGCTGCAGCAGCAGGTTGTTGTGGCTGTTGTGCTGCCATTAATGCAGCCTGTAATGCTGCTTCTTCCATATTGTTAGTTACTTTGTCTGGATCAAGATCCATAGACTTAGCAATCTCACGAATGATGTACTGGAACTTGGTGAAAGGCATTAATGAGGGTGAACTACCAATCTGTAAGAACTGCATCAAGCGTTGGCTACGTACTTCATTAGCCATTAAACTTTCAGTACCACGTGCTTTAACTTCTAGATCACCACGAATCTCTGGATCAAAGTCAAACTGCATGTTAAAGTTAAAGAATGCTTCACCTAATGGACGAAGTAAATAATCATCTACATTCTTTATAACAGTTTTAATTGTGCCAGATGCTGCATTCATAAGCATACTGATACCACTTGCAGTACGTCCTACGCCTGCCACACCCGTCTGACCGTGAGAGAATGAAGGAATACCTGTAGCTTCATCTGCAAGCACACGTGCCTTATCAAACATCTGCATATTCTCATTAGACACGTTAGGAAACTTAGTACCAAAGATAGCCTGTCCCGGTGCTCCACCCTGTCTACGAAATACTTTACCTGGGTATATTTGTAAGTCTTGTCCTGGTACTAGGTTAGTCTCATCAACTTCAAAGACTAAGTTACCTGATAATACACCATTATCAACTGCCATACGCATAAAGCCATTCATAAGCATTTGCGTATCTTCCATATTCTCTGCTACACCAATACCAAACATAGAATAAGGATTGAGTTCATAAGGTGATACATGGTACGGGATCTTGGCAGGTTTAAATGGATTCAGAACCATACGAATAATTCTGCCATTAGCTATCCATATATTAGCTTGTAGTTCTTCTACACCATCAAACTCACGTGGTATCTTAACTCCATTCTCTTTAAGGAGTTCACTCTCAATAGCTCCCCAAAACTCCAGTACTTCAAAGCGAGCAACACCAGTATCGGTGCGATAATCCCGTAGATCATCTTCCCAGTATTTTTTAACATACGTTTCACCACGTTCAATAACCTGTTCAATAACTTGTTTACGGAAGAATGGACGCTTTTTAAGTTCACGTAGTTGTGATCGACTGAGCTTATGTCTTTCTACACAATACCCTGCATCTTCCATGCTAGTTGCATCAGGATCTGGGTAGAAGTTCCACACACTTACATGTGAAGTATCAGGTCTTGTTTTAATAACTGGACTATACGTACCGTCTTCTTTCCAGTTAGGGTACTCTTTATCAAAAGCAAATGGACCTTTCATAATGCCCGTACCAAACAAAGACATTTCAAATGCAGTATGCCTTAGTTGTTTAGTAGCCTTGCTTTCATCCAATTGATCCTTGATTTTCTTTTCCATCTTCTTAGCTGCTACCATAGCAGGGCTAAATGTGATGGCAGTAGGACTTTCACCTGTACCTTCTTTTAAATTAGGTACACCCTGAAGCTTACTCTTCAGTGATCCTAGCTTATTCATCAAGCTATTAAAAGTAGAACCAGGCTCTAGTGGTTTATTATCACCAGCAAACCCGTAAGGAGATGTCATAGGCTCTGGTGTAGGCTTCTTCTTTACGTCTTTAGGATCAAAGTGTACGTCAGCTACAACGCCCTCTGGAAGCACTGTAGGCTCTACACTGAGAGGGAAGGTATTGTTAGAGAAAAGAACCTCAATGATTTGTCCGTAAGCTGCTAGAACCTTAGTCTTAGTAACTTTAATGAAGACCCGACTCTTTTCTGCTTGAGTAAACTGTACTTCTGGACCGTAAATACCACGATAGTTTCTGTATGCCTTCAACCAACGCTCTTCGTCAATGCGCCTAGCATCTTCTGCATCTTTAAACTTGCGATTGACAATATTAATAACAGGGGCAGCTACTGAATCCTCAAGCTGTTCAGATTCTGTGTCATCTAAACTTAGCTGTCTGTCTGTAGTAAAGTCATCTGCTTGGTTTTGTTCCATTGTTAGTATCCAAAAGTTTTACATGCTGTAGGCATACCACGAGACTTCGCATTAGCAGGGTCATAATCCCAAATAGAAAAGCGAGGTCTACTCATAACCCCATACCGTAGTGCGTCATATAAGTGATCTTCAGCTTTTGTATTGATATCTTCAGGGTTAGCTTTATCTAACGGTAAGATAGGTAGCTGAGATATAAGATTAGTACAGCTATCCATGATTACTAGCCGTGGTTCACCTGTAAAATCATCCATCTGTAGCCTTCTATGGATCTCATTCTTACCTGCTACCCTTGAACCTGCACTACGATCTGCTGGCCTCCACCTACAACCCTCACCAATCATTTGCTCAGCCAATGAAGGACCAGTATCACCCCTACGATGCCAACAGGAAGAATCAAGAACACCATAACGGATCTGTCCATCTGCTTGTTCACGTTCTAATACCATATTGGCTAGGTCTTTAGCGAGTACTTTACTTACATAGAGTTCACGATATACGATTAATTGTTCAGATGGAGCTACTGCAAACCACAATACAGCAGAATATGACCCGTATCCATAGTCACAAGCCCTGAATCTAACCCAATTACTGGGTATTTTCTCTTGCTTAATGACATGTATACGCCTGTTAAACTCTGGAAATGCAGCACCTTCAGCTACATCCCAGTTACCTTCCAGCAATTGCTTACGTTGGTGTTCAGGAAGTGACAAAAGCATGGTTTCATAGTCACCACCTTCAGCAAGATAGGGGTTATCTGAGAGCATGGCAGGTATAAACCTACGCTTAAACAGGGGTTGACCTTCTTTACTGTGACCTTTTGGGTACGAAAGTGTGTCACCTGTGTCTATATCAGTAGCCCAGAATGCCCTACCAGCAGGACTAGGGTCAATAAACATCTTTTTAACCCATGCATGACCAGGACCACCTGGGTTTGTAGTAGCTCTCATGTAGGTAGGTAGATCTGGTGCGGTACTCCGCAAGCGAGAACGCATGTAATTCCATGCAAATGGAGTTGACCACTGCGTCAATTCATCAAAACCTACCCAACTAAACGAGAGTCCCTGATACCTCAGTACATCCTCATCACGATCCAAGTAGGAAAACCATAGTCTTGCTCCACTTGGTGCCTGCCACTGCATCTTTCTCTCGGACCATTTGATCCCAGGATAGATTCTTGGGTACAATTCCTGACTTTTCCAAATCAGTTCCCGTAATTCTTCTGTTGTATGTCGCAATAATAGCCCACTAAACTGTGGATGCCCCATGTATCGCATGGGATCTGCCAACATTGCATACGATTTACCTCCACCTGCAGCCCCACCATACAGTACTTCACGTTCACTTGCAGCTAAAAAGAAAGACTGTGGGCCTAGGTTAGGCTTAAATACTACATTATTGTCCTGCTGTACTTTCTGTATGAGTACTTCTTGCCTCTGCATCTCCTGTGTCTCGGTATTCTGGATCGAGATGTCTGGCACTTTCAACGATCTTTTTGGCTTGGTTGTAGATTTTTGTACCTTTTTTGTCTTCGTACTTTTCCGCAAGCTCAAGGGCTTCTTTGTACCTTCTGGCCCAAGACCTAAGTAAGCTAATTTTGGCTCTTCTTTGTCGCTCATTCTTTACACGATGCAATAAACCGACATGACTTATATACCTTCCAGTGACTTTTGTTAGCCATGCAGCTACATTACGAGATGGATATTGCTTTAAATACTTCTTAGCTTTCTCTAATGCTTCTAATTCATGGGGTATGGGTATTAATAATAGCTTAGATTCTTCAGAAAACTTGTAACCAAACGGTGGTTTAACGAGCATTACTGTTACGGGTATGGGTACATATTCCCCTGTTTCCGCTGCATCTTTAGGCTGAGGTAATAACCACTTACCTGCAGCCTTTCTTAATGGCAATACACTGTCTGGCATAGTTACTCATTATCTTGAGAATTACTATCTTTAGGGGGCAGAATCATTAAGCCATTGTTTGTTTCAATCTGCATCTTCTCTGTCTTAGCTAAACCTACACGATCTAATAAGTCTTTAGCTGCACTTAATTTATCTCTAATGCCTAGTTCTGTAGGGTCTACCATACCATCTACAAGTGACATAGCTGCACGTGGTGCATTACGTGCCATAAAGATCTGTGTAGCTTCCAGTATTTCTTCTTTAAGATTCTTAATGATATCACGAGTATAGTACGTGGGTGAATATCCTGCTAATACTTTAGCACGATTAACGTCACCTCCTGCCTCATCAAATAAGACATCAAGAAACTTTTGTTGTTGTTCAGTTAATTGTCTTGCCATAATTAATCCCTGTAAGGTCGAACCTTCTTAGCAATAGCCTTTGGTTGGCTTACAAATTGTTTACCTTGTTTTATACCTTCTCGTTTAGCTTTAGTTGTAGCTGCGTATTCTGCTGGTGATAAAGCCTCTCTAGCTTTCTTTGGTAAATACCTCTCACCTGTAGCCTCTGGTCCTTGTGTAGAAGGTTTACCTGACTTAGTTCCCCAGTCTTCTTTAGTCCACTTACTAAGACTCTTCTGGGCTTTAGTCTTTTCACCTGTGTACCCACCACCTTTATCTTTGTAGATCTTACCTGCTAACTGCATAGCCCTTGCTGAGTGTTTGCCACCCATCTTAGCTTTAGCTTCTGCCTTAGCTTTTTCCCAAAGTTTTTCGTTAGTGCGTCCCATTAGAATTGTACAGGTGAAAAGTATTCCTCGACAAAAACGCTGATTGATATAGAACTAGCTGCACTAGCCAATCCTCTCAGCTTATCCCCTGCTTGAAGGTATATAGCATTTTCAACTTGTAGCAAACTGTTTCCAGTTAATTCTACAGCTTCAACTAATGTATGCCATGTTGATGTAGCGTCTTCATACCAATCAAGAGAAAAAGTTCTTGATGCAGCTACCATGTTATTAATCCACATGCTTGTTATTTTTACTTTGTACCCATTAGGTACAGTATAAATATCTGCATTGGACGTACCTAATATAGCAGGTATGGTTCTATTTTTAGGAGCTACTTTTTGCATTATGTTAAATCATAAAAAGATAAAGAACCAAATGCATCCCCAGTTGTAGCCCCAGATACAGTACGTATAGCTAGTGTATAGACATCACTAACTCCAGCAATAGATACACCTA